TGACCCTCGTCAAATCAAACCATCACCATTTGAAACGAGGGTCATTTCAATGTCCAATGAAATTAAATTGTCAAAACGCACACTGGCTATCCTGAAGAACTACGCTTCCATCAATCCATCAATCGCGTTAGAACTCACTAATATGTAAGAACGTTTCCGATTGTTCTTGTGAACGATAAATCGGGCTTACATTTTCGGCATACAATAACATACTAGTACCGGATTTCAAATCTGGTCTATCCGTAATCGCTGTGATGGTTTACTCCAAACTCTTCCATACGATTCAACAACCAACATAAAAATCTCTGAAACTCAGGTTCACCCATGAAACAATCAATATGAATTAATGAATCAAGTTTATATGAATGCTGTGCAAAAGTAAAGGGACCGAAGTCCCTTTTTATAAAATTTTGAGAATTTATTTCCCGAGTTCCCATTTCCGTTTGATATATGATTTCACCAAACCGGAACGAACAATATCATCTGGACCAAATTCAACCTTACCAAATTCGCCCAGACCATCCAACACCGTCAAGAATTCAACCAAACCAGACTGATCATTTTTCTTGTAGAGCAGGTCGTTCTGTTTGGTGTCTCCAGAAAATATGATACGAGCATTTTCTGAGATACGAGTGATGATGGTATCTAGTTCATGGAACGTCAAATCCTGACATTCATCCACAATGACAATCGCATTAGCAAATGAGCAACCACGCAGAAAGGATGTAGGTTTGAATTCAACCTTGCCAGTTTTTTTCAAGTTCTCATATGAATTTTTCCACGGAAACAGCTCATCAAAGATCCCGACGTAAGGTGCTTCGAATACGGCCATCTTTTCAGCCATGTCGCCAGGAAGGAACCCGATGTCACGAGTAGCTACTGCGGAACGAATGATGATAATCTTTTCGTAACCATTACCAGGACTCAGTAGCAACTTCAACGCACGCTGAATTGCCAGAAATGTTTTACCAACACCAGGACAACCGAGTAAGGAAACAACAGATTTGTCTTCGTTATCCAATAGTTCGAAAGCAGTTTTCTGATTGTCAGTCAGAGCTTGGATGGACTTTAAATCTTTGATGTGGAAATGTTTGCGTTGCTGGGGACCTTCAGAGGACGCAGAGAAGTCTTCGTAAGATTGAGCGAATTGATAGACTGCTGCTTCTTGAACACGTTTCTTACCCATATGAGAAATATCCTTGTGAACATCAACAAAAAGAGGAGGGCGAACCACGTAAGTGAATCACAACCTCCTCTGGGAATTTACGATGAATGAACGGGACTAACTACAAACTCATTTAGCTTTCTTTTCGTCAATCTCTTCTTTTGACTTCTTACCATCCTGGTCGTCATCACCTTTATCTGAATCAGACTTTTTCTTACCATCTTTGTCCTCTTCATCATCGTCAGAACAACCAGCAGCTTCTTTGAAGAACTCTTTGAACGACTGTAAGCCCTTCAATACTATAGACTCATGAAGACCACCAACTACGGTCAGATCCGGATCCAGTTTCTTCACGATACCTTTGGCTTTACCCAAAGATTCATTAGGAACCTGAATGTTCTTACCAACGATTTTGGAATCGATGTCCGCATCAGCCAGAGCAGCCTGAATTGCGTCGACACCTTCCAGAACATTTTCATTGGTTTTGTCGGCTGGTTTACTTGCAGCGGCAATGGCTTCTACCACTTTCTGCCAGTCGCCACCGAATCGTTTCAGTAGGGCATCTTTGTCTTCTTGGAACTGTTTAATGATATCGCTTGACATCTACGTTTCACCTTTGTAAGTAAATTTATGGAATCAGCAAGACTATTTAGAGATTGTCACCATTCACGCTTGGTCTGAAACTTGGTCTCAGCACGAAGGTGTTTTGGAACCTTGTCCATAATGGGTGCCAACACATGCTTCTGGAACGCATCGTTGGTCTTGCTGTGTTGGTTGTAGGACAGACCCATCGAGGAAGGAGTTGTGATGTGTCGTTGAACACCACCAACTTCATTACATTCCGGACAGGGTTCTTCATTAGGAACATGCACGTCAGCCACTTTTAGAACACGTTGAAACTCGTGACCGCAGTGTGAACACTTGTAATCATAGATCATACATCGACTCGACAATAACACCAGCTGAACGAAGGAAATCGAGTGGGTCAGTGTCTCGGTACTCTTCACCATACACAACCCGTACGATCCCTGCTTGATACAATAATTTAGCGCAAACGAAACAAGGGCTATGAGTGACATACAGTGTTGATCCTTGCGATGAGTTGGAGGTCTTCGCCATCTTCATCAACACATTCATTTCAGCATGAAGTGCTTCTGGAACAGTAACATCATCCACTTCCATCACGTTACTCATGCCAGTGGGAGTTCCGTTGTAGCCTTCCGCCAGTATCTGACGATCTCGAACCAATACAGCACCCACTTTCAGACGTTCAGCTCGTGAGAGGTTCGCAAACAGTTTCGCTACTTCCAGATAGGTCTTGTCGAGCTGACGTTCCCGAGCCGTTTTTCGGTAAAGATCCCTTCGGTTCTGGATCAACTCCGGATCGATGGGAACTGATTGACCACGACCCACGATGGCCTGTTTGAATGTTCCTTCCATATTGATTCGAGCACCATGAAGTCTTTGAATCTCTTCTATGGTCGGAAGTGATTTCACTTCACCCGAGAACGTTGTTGTATTGTCGGTCATCTTCATACTCACTTACGATGTTTACAATGTCTTCCAGACTGAATGGTCGGTACTTCCCGAAATGTCGGAACGCAGAATCCACACCCACATCTAATGTGTTATGAGTAGGATCTAACCGGTTGTGTACATGACCATACAGGAAAATATCCCAGTCTGTAAACTTGTCGAAGTTCGGATAGTGATTGAGTTGAATTGAAATGTCTTCAATTTGTAGTGTCATAGTACGACAGACACTTTCCCACAGATCAACCGATTCTACTCGTTGTCCATCATGATTACCAGTGATCAAATGTTTATGACCATTCAGTTGACTCAGGATTTCAACAACAGAACTCTTGGGACACATAGAGAAGTCACCAAGGTGGAAGATGGTATCATCAGGTGAGACCACAGCGTTCCATTCATCGATGAGGGTTTGGTTCATCTCCAGAACGGTAGCAAATGGTCTATCACAGTACTTAATGATGTTGTAGTGGAAGAAGTGAGTGTCGGAAGTAAAGAATAGTCTTCCGCTCAAATTCAATGCGTAGTTCCCTCCAGAAGGAATTTCAGAATACCAGCAAGAAATCCACGGATAGAATAGACAAACGCAGCAGCTTCGTTCGGCCATGAGACCGCGATAAACATTCCAATGACGACACCAATAACCATCATCAGTAGAATGAAACCTTTAAGAGAGATACCGTAGATTGCCATGTTCATTTGTGAGTCCTTACCATAATGTAGAAGTTTGTAACCGTCAACAGCCGCTTGGCTTAAGCCAAGCGGCTTGCTTGATCCTCACTCCAACGGATGCAGTTGCATCCGATCTCTCGATTTTACTAGAGTGTTTCATCAGAGCCACTGGGATTATTCCCAACTCGGCAGTTGCTGCCGAGTATAAAATTTCATCATGACAATCGATCTGACCTTGCTGAAGAATATTTCTTGCAGCATTCAGATCACGATCATGGTGAGTCCCACATTCCGGACAGACCCAATCTCGAACGGACAGTTTCAGCTCGGAGAGCTTGTGTCCACATTCAGAACAGGTCTTACTGGATGGGAAAAATCTTCCGATTTGATGAAAGTTCCGATCATTCCATTCGGACTTATACTTGATCATGGAAACGAGTGTTGACCAGGATGCTTCATGAATAGAACTCGAAAGTTTATCATTCTTCAGCATTCCTTTCACATTGAGGTCTTCCGTGTAAATTTCATCAAAATTAGAAACCAAGTAGTTCGAAATGTTGTGATAGTAGTTGGTTTTGATTCGAGTTACTCGATCATAACAACGCGCTACGCGCAGTCTTGCTTTCTCACGATTCTTACTACCTTTCGACTTTCTACTCAAATATTTCTGGGCTTTCTTGAGTGCTCGATTGGCTTTCTCGAGCTGGTGTTTCGAGTGATTGAATTTCAGGCCAGTTGATAGAATAAGTAAGTCTTTGATTCCAAGATCAATTCCAACAGCACGACCGGTGAATTTCTTTGGTTCAATCTGTTCTTTCACAAGAAATGAGATGTAATACTTTCCATCTGAATTCAGTGAGATCGTAAGGTTCTTGATTTCTCCATCAAACTTTCGATGGTTGATGAATCGAAATGGTTTCTTCATTTTTGATAAAACAACCAATCCATTATCGATATCGGATTTGCTACGAATTTTGTTACCAGAGAACCGAATCGATTGTCGTCCCTTACGGGACTTGTAATTTGGTTTGTTGATCTTGGTCTTTCTTGTTTTACTAAAGAACTGGCTTACAGTCTGGTCGAAATCCATCTGACGACATTGTAACATTGAAGATGAGACTTCTTTCAGAAATTCATCACCAGAATTGATCAAAGTTAAGTAGTTGAATTTCTTATCATAACCATCAGATTTCTTCAGATACAGATTGAAATTTGCTACATTTTCATTCCAGAGATATCGCGCGCAGCCGAACGACTTCGCCAGATATTGCCGTTGGGCATCATCTGGATAGAGTCGATATTTGTAGGCGCGAAGAATCTCTTTCATTGTGACCCCGTTTTGGTGCATAAAGTTATTTAGACCTTGAATGAAGCATAGTTCAATTCCAGTAGAAAGTAAAGGACTTTCTGATACCCGATTATGCTTAACAGCAAGACCATAGAGCAATCGTTAACAACACCGAGACACTCATATTGATCAATGATGAAGAATCGTGCAGCGTTGGTTCTATAGGCCAATAGAGGAGAGCTTACGTCAGTAATACTTACGACATAGCTCTTGAACCTTCAGAACTTCAACACAAGCATCATGTAATGCATTATGAGGAATGAATTCTTTAGGTAAACCAGCATCCAAATCGTATCGTGCGTAAACATCATGATTCAGCGTTCGGATCATACTCTTGGTACAATGTAACTTCCAGGAGTCCATTGGTTCAGGACGTTCCATGGTTCGATACAAACTCTGAAAGAACGGGAAGTCGAAGTTGGTTCCGCGATTGAACTGAAACGATTCTTTGTAATCGCACCACTGAGCACAGAATGCATCGATCTGATCTAACGCATCAGGTAACAACACATCATCGTCTGACGGAATCAAAATCGCTTTGGCTTCTTCAGATTGTTTCTTCCACCACTCAACAGTTGGTTTATGAACGGTTCGACCTCTAGCAATCTGATCCTTCACATGTAACTTTAGATACAAACCACGACCCAGTAGATCACTCATGGTATCATTGTGAGTCATCAGGAAGGGAACCAACGCGATACTCAGTACCACACCATCAGGATACTTACTCAGCGTTTCCAAATCAACCATGACATCATATTTTCGTGTCATCTTAACATTTTCTCCATTTCGTTAATTTCAGTAACCCAGTCGGACCCGAGGTAACTGACTCAGCAATTAGTTCGGCGATATCCAACTTGGTCATCCCACTCAATATCATGTTGTTGATGTCTTTAGGAGTTTCTCTAGACCAGACCACCACCCGATGACCCAGCTCAATCATACGCTTCAGTAAGGCGACAATCTGTGGGTTCCTGGGTTCGTTATCATATACAAAGATCATCTTAGACAATTGGTGTGGAGTGAACAACTTATCCAGACGTTGAAGAGCCGAGCCATTAGCAGCCAGCGCGTTAGGAATGAATGTAGCATCAAGCGCACCCTCAAACACCAACACCGTCTTAGAAAACGTCACTCGATCCAGACCAAAAATGATGTCGGCATTCTCACGCTTGATAGTGACATACCGCATCTTGGACGGACCCAACGCACGACCTTGAAACCCAGCCAAAGTCCCATCACTGTTTCTGAATGGAATGATAATCCTTGGCTCGTCAACCATATTGGAGTCAGCATACGCAGGCTCAAACTTCAGAACCAATTCTTTGAAGTGATCGGTGTACCACAGGTCTTTGAACACAATCTTTCTAGATCGTATGTATTCCACCGCTGGGTGATCATCCGGAAGATCAGAAAGTCTAGTGGATTCCTGAGCCAGAAATTCCTTCGGGGCAAAGACAGGCTTACATTCTAACTCTTCTTCTTTCTTTGGTTCAGGCGTTCCACGAGTCTCTTGAAACTTCTCCATCTTGTAATCGTCGTGTTCCAACGGAAACTGCGTTCGTAAGAAGTGAGAGAATGGAACACACGTAGAACAGTTGTGACAGTGAAAGATGACCTTGGTAGCATCAATCAAAAAGTAACCACGTGCTTTATGTTTATCTTTGAGTGAGTCGCCACAAAGTGGACAGGAACAGTTTGCGAGCTTATTGGGTCGTACCCACTTGAAATTATCTAAGCGAAATCCGACCAAGTTGATATACTTGATGTCTATCCAGACGGACATTGGAATTTACCAGAAGGAAAGGTAGAGGGAGGATTATGAGCTCCCTCTATATTACTAAGAATGGACCAGATTGTAAATCAATTATTGGTGTGCGTGAACCGCAGAAGATTTACGTACAGATCGAGCCCAAATTTTGGTCCAGCCAGAAGGGATGGTGTACGCCGCAGCACCTGTTTGAATTGAACCAATGATCAGTCCATTGAAAGAGGCAACATCAGGTTTGGTTGCTGAGTCAAACAGCACCACAGTTTCCGCACCTTTGTTTTGAACATATAGTGCGGTAGTCGTTACAGCAGCAATTGGTGTAGAAATGTCGGTCCAATCAGATACAGTTACAACAGTATCGAGTGTGTTAAGAGGCATCGTTTAATTTCTCCGGATTAGTCATGGCTGCGAGATATTCCGCAAAGGTTTTGTATTTACGATTCTTGTTGGTGCGTTGATCACCAAGACGATTGTAGTTGAATTCCACACCAGCAGTAGAGTTCGTTGGCGTCCCTTCATCTTCTGTCAATTGAGACTTCATTCTATGGTACTCGTCGTGTAATTGTAATGGCATCATTTTCTGGAAGGTTGCTTCATCACCAGCCTTCAGCGCAGTTCGAACTTTGGTGGCAGAGACATCTTCCCCAGTACGTTTGATCTCAACAATGTTCGCATCAATCTTATGAGTATCGGGGAGTTGAGCGTTGACACCATTGATCATGCGGGCGTAGTCTGCTACTCGGTCCGACCCAGCATGAACGTTCTTCACTTCCATGTTGTGAGTACGTAACTCCGCGATGATATCTGGTACATATCCGGTCGGAACTTCAATCACCTTCGCAGTCGGACAGACCTTGTGGATCATGTGACGTTGATAGACCGGATCGAATGGATTGCGGCTGACATCTTCCTTCTTCGTACCGCGAACCAACGCAATGACAGGGTTGGTCATGTTGTTGATGATGTCCATGTGCGCTTTGGTTAGCGGTTGAACACGACCCAAGAACAGGTCAACAGGATCCGTCGCCTTCGGAGGCATATCGGCAGCAGTCGTTGCTTCAACAACCAGAATCTCGTGAGGTAGCAATGTAGACAGACTCGAAATCATTTCAGGCTCCGATATTCTTCGGTAGTAATCTTCACTTTCTTCCCAGCGAACTCAATCACCACTCCTTCCATCTGATCACCCAACTTATCTTTCTTGATGATGTCTGGGTGATTCATGATCATCTGGGTGAGAGATTCCTTAACTCGGTAGATGATCTCCTTTAGAGAATCTTTCATTGGTTGATCAACACGCTTACGGGAAGCCAAGATTCGTTTGGAATCATCGTTCAGACTCGAAACTGGTTCAATTACACCATGAATTTCCATTGAGCCAGTCAGATCAATCGACGGATCAACAAACTTCACATCATCAGTGGACTCAGTCAATAGTTGCTGAAGAATCTGATGAGAATTAATATGATGAGTTCCAGTTGACGCATACAGAACATCGATTGGGATGATCGTCAGAATTTTACCGAGTTTGGCTTGGTCATAGGATACTTTCACGAACTTCAGACCAGTATCCGTTACATGCGCCATCGGATTATACAACAGCTCACAGACCACCTTACAGTCGTTCGGTAACTTCTCAATGAAGTCGGACTTGGTGATCAGTTTGAACATCTCGTCGTAATGACCAGCACGAACCAGAATTTCTTCAGATCCACCCTTGGATGTAGCGTAGTTGGTGAACGACCCAGGATTATAAATTGGCCCAGTCCGAGCACCCTCGAAGAATACTCGCCCCATAGAATCTTTACCGAAACGACCCGCACCACCATCGAACTTCAGAGACACTTTCATGTCTCCAACATCAGCATAGAGTTCACTCGCAATGGTCTTGACCCAGTCTATGAAGTCTGGGTCTTTCATCTTAGCAAGGTGTTCTATACCTTCTCGTGGAGTAGCGATGGCTTCCGCTTCATTAATGTGTTGAATGAATGTCTTCATAGAGAGTAGTAAATGTCCCGCATCTCATTGATCATATGTCGATCAGTAATGTTGAGGATATTTATGATCTGATCCATTGCGACAGACTTACATTGTTCATCGACAATTGGATTAGAGTCGATCATCTGGGCACCACGACCCCACAACACTCTTGCGAACCCATTCACGATGGGTAGATGATGTTCCACAGGGAGTAACGACTGAATCAGATATACTAATCCAGTAAACGATTTGAAGTATTCTTTGTGAATCTCATACTGATGGGTTCCAAACAGGATCCAGAACATATACTCTAGATCTTTATAGTAAACCGACTCAGATGGTTTCTTCAGAACCCACAGATCATCTTCCACTGGTTCATATTTCCGGCGCAGACCATATTGGATAGAGAACGCCCACAAGGAATCGGTTACTTCATCTAACATCCCATTCGGTTTACTAACCATCCGAGTAGCAACTGAAGGTGCGGTCAGCGCTCTCAATAGAAACTTATGAAAGACGCCTTTGATTCCACGAAGAATATCTACCCACTCAGACGAATGAGAAAACTTAGACCACTCGGTGGGACGATTACGGAAGAACTCTACGAACTCAAAATCAATCTGAATGTTCTTACCGAAGTAGTCCCACAACGTGATCATTTGACCAGCAGAACGTTTCAGTCCGATCAGACGGAACTTACTAATCATGCGACCAACCAACCCGTTCAGTCGATGTTCAACATGTGATCGTTTCTCTTTATCTACCTGAAAATCGAGGTCACCGAAGACGGGTTTGAACTGACGCAATAAACGGTCGTCGCCCCAAAGAAACCGTGTAGACCCCGCTGCGAATTCGTCAATCATAAAACCATACAATGGAGAGTCCCAGAATTTCTGACACACTCGCAAATGAGTAAGTAACGCCAACACGTCTTCTCGGAACTCATTCGAATTCATTTCTGTGATATCAATGGGGTCAGACGAATACTCTCGTCCGTCAACAATCAGGGTCAGATTTCCACCCATAATATACAAATCCTCATAGTAAGTAACCGAAGAATCTTAACTCAATATTAACGTAAAGTAAAGCCGAGGATCGCTAAATAATCTCAGTGATCTAACTTTAACCTATGGAACGTCAATATGTCTGAAGAACCAGAAATCCAAACGTGTCGGAGAAGTAGTGATTCTATCATCACAGAATTACTTCAACTCGTTCACGACATGGATAACAAGTTTGAGAAAACCAAAGTAGAAATGTCGGATCTACTTGCGAAGCTCAATGAAATCGAATGTAAGGTGGATCGCGTTGGTCAACAATTAATCGAACATACCAAACCGTGGTATGTGAAACTATTTGGTGGCTGAGTATGAAAAATCTGAAACCAATACTAATGAATTCCGACACCACAATGGTTCGCCTGATCTTAGGGATGTCGTCCCTTCTGTGGTCAATCATGTTGTTCTGGCCAGGAGATACCTTTGGTCGCCCCACATATGCGTTGATGGAGAAGTGGTTCAGTGAAGAAGTATGGGCTTCTCTTTACCTAGTCCATGCCATTGCCGCAATCATATCAGTTCTATTCAAACAAGTAAAGTATTTCAGTGTGCTATCTGAAGGTGTCCTCGGTTGTTTCATGTGGTCGTCATCTTGCTTCCTGATGCTACTTTCGGTCTATCCACCACCAGCCGCAATCTCAGCGGAGATTGTTGTTGCCTTTGAATCCTGGTGGGTGTTAGCACGGTATCCAGTCGTTCACGGAGGTAAGTAATGGATGCGCAATTTGATGTATCACAAATAGCAGGCGGAGCAGCAGCCCTCATTACTGGGGTGGCTTCGGCGTTGTTTATGGTTCGTAAGAAACTCTCGAGTGATCATGTTGAGATCACTAAGGATCGTGCTGAGGAGAACATCATTTCAGCACTAGAACGCCAAAGGGATCAGGCGTTCGCTGAAGTTGATAAGATGCGTGATCGTATGGATAAGGCCATAGAGGAGAAGGATCTCGCCTTATCGAAGGTGTCTGATTTGACAAGGGAAGTGGAGAATCTGTCTGGACAAGTAAGAATTCTGAAGGACTTGGTGGAACGGTTGGGAAAGACCTTGGACGATACCCGAGGTCAACTTGACAAATATATCGCAGAGAATTCCAAACTTGTAACTTTACTGGAACAGGAACGGAAGTAACGATGTGTACACTCAAAGAAGAAGTAAGAGTGGCTACTGATGAAGTAGAACACACTCTAGCACGGATGTACGAAATAGTGGGTCGTGAATCGACCCACTCCGTCTTTCACCATCGGATCACCGTTGGGTCGGCCCTCACATTGACGTTCATTGCGGTGATCGTTTCTGTTGGTGCCACCCTGCTGGTCATCTAAAACTCGAGGACCTCATCATCTCGCAACGTGTAAATTACTGAGTTCAGCTTGTAGTTTGTGGCGTCAGCTTCTTGGTTGGCGTTCTGAACCACATCGATGTCGAACCAGTCTTCCATCCATGGTAACGGACTCTCTTTGATCGTGTCAAACGGTTGATCGAGTCCTAAGAACTCATATACCACCTGCGCATTGAATTTCACCCAGTCGTTCAGTAAGTCTTCTGTCAGACCAACCACTCGACGCCCTTCTGAGAACAGATAGCTGTTCCACTTCAGCTCCGCAGAAACCACCTCATCTACAATGGATTTCATGAAGTCTTTGTTGTTCAGGAAGGCGACAAAGCCATCCGGATCAGCCAACATGCCATCGAGTACATTGCGGTTCATCTTACGAGCATGAATGATCTCATCATTACAGATCTTCTGGACCAAGCGGGCAATACCAACGAACTGTTGCTGTTCCGCCAGTGCGAAGGTACACGCAAATGAACTCATGAATTCGATCTGTTCTAACGCATACAAAGCAACGTAAGCAGACACCAAATACTTCATCAGTTCTTGACGAGTGTATTTCTCTGGATACAATGTGTACTCAGCACCAATTCGTTCCAGATCGTCAAAGATCTTAGCAACAGTGGACCCACGATCCAACACCTGTTGATTCTTCATGACCAACTCGAAGACTTCTGCTGGATCATTGTAACACTGACGAACGATCTCTGAGTAAGTTAGCGTGTGGAGTACTTCATTCTCTGTGCGCTTACATTCCATCGCCCAGAATTCAGAGTTGGTCACAAATGGTGCGATCAGCGGAGCAATAGAACGAGAAACAATTGAGTCCAGTTCCCACTGATACGCCAAGTTCAGTGTCATGATCTCTCGCATCTTCGGTGGACAGGAGTTCAGATCCATACGAGATTGAGTCAGATCAACTTCATCTTCAGACCAGTCGACGGACTTCAGTTCTTTGTAAGCATCGAACAGCGCAGGGTAGACCTTATGGATACTGTCATGCAATGCTAGGGGTTGACCCAGGAACAATGGATAGTCTGCGGTTTCGTATGCGTTGTTTTGTTGATTGAATACTGTCAAGATTGTTTACCTTTCTTAGAATTTGATAGGGAGGATTGAGACCTCCCCGATTGTATTACAGAGTACATGCACCACTGGAGCAACCCTTGTCTTCTATGACGTCAGGTTCTTTGTTGTCGACGATGCCGGACCGAGTGTTCATGTAGTATCGTCCCTTCAGTCCCATCTTCATCATGTAAAGATAGTTGGTCAGTAGAATTTTGTCAGTCAGCTTACCATTCGGATACTTACTGTAGTCCAGATATTCGTCAGCAGAAATACCCTGACCAGTGAACTTCTGAATGATCGCATAGAGATCAATGACATCTTTGGTAGGAACATCCCACGCAATCTCATACGAATCTTTCAGCTTGTCTGAGTCCGGAGCCAAGAAAGTGTTCTTGCGTTTACCCGAGGTCTTGATCACCTTCAGTCCGCGAATCGGATAGATGGAGTTGGTGGAGTCAGTAGCCAACGAGGAGGATTCATTCGGCATGTAGGCTTCTAGTACCGAGTTACGCAGACCACCAGCTGAAATGATCTCTTGACGCAAGCGTTCCCAATCATACTTCAACACATTCGGAACAACCGAGTCGACGTTCTTGTTGTAAGTATCGATCGGTAACCAACCCTCTGGATAATTGGTTCGGTCAGTCCATTCGCAGACTCCAAACTCTTTCGCCAGACGCAGCGAGGCTTTGTGTAAGTAGTATGAGTGACGCTCTGCTACTTGATGAATGAACTGCTTACCTTCTGGTGTTTTGTAGCTCATTCCTTCCTTCGCCATCAGATAGGCAAGGTTCGTGATGCCCACACCAATAGAACGACGACGAGTCGCTGTGTACTTCAGGTTCGGGAACGGATAATCCATCAGACTGATCACGTTATCGATCGCAAGAACAGTGTAATACGCAACTTCTTCATACTCATCTTCTTCAGTGTTGCCAACAACGATCGCAGACAGAGAGCACAGACCAATTTCACCAGAAGTTTCCGATTCTTCGTACAGGTCGGTGATGATGTCGTATGGTTTGGTTTCTAAATTGATCTCTTGACACAAATTCGACATATAAATCAACGATTTAAACGGAGTATGATGATTCATCTCGTCCATCATATGGAGATAGATTCGACCAGTCTCTGCACCCTGTTCTAGAGACAACAACGTAATCTTTCGAGCAGAGACCATGGTTTTCTTTACAGAGTCGTCTGAGACATACTGATCATACAACTCGTTGAACTTGGTCTGGTCCTTCAGATACATCGCTTCGTACAGATCTGGAGCATCACCGTAAGAGATCAACATCCATTGTTTGTTATCTGCGACTGCTTTGGCGAATCGTTTGTTAGTTCCGAACGAGTAGTCCACACCACGAACCTGTTTCTGAGTTGGTGTAGTGACCGACTTCAGTAACAGCAGAGTTTCGATTTCTGGATCCAAACAGGTCATGTAAATGGTAGCAGCACCACCTCGATTGTTCTGCATGTTCGCAGCAACAGCCGACTCGATGTTTCTGTAGTACCCAACTTTACCCATGTGTTCGATCGTACCGTTACGCACGGAGTCATGTTTGGAGCGGGTCTGTAAATGAGAACCAATGCCTGCCGAAGCAGCAGTCATGGTGTACGCAATATGATCACCAGCAGCCAAGGAAGCGATGGAGTCACCAGCGGAATAGACGCAACACGATGCGTAGCCACGGTGTTTGGTTCGGAGATTGGTCAGGAACGGAGTTGGGAAGTTGATCTTCTTGTTACTCAAGTGGCTGTACAACTTGATCACATCGGTCATGCGGCGTTCTTTTGGCATCCTTTCCATGTTCGCCATCGCGATACCCATGTACATGAACTGTGGTGTCTCATATGGGATGCGAGTAGTTCGGTCTGTGATGATATACTTGTCAATCAGTTGTTTCGCTTCGGTGTAACTCATGTTCAGATCACGATCATGACGCAGGGTAGCGTTCAGTAGATCGAACTCTTCATCAGAGTAATCTAACTGAGTCCAGAGATCTAGACCAACCATTTTGGTGTAGAAGTCTTTCAGTCGTGGAATATTCTCATGACCACCGAAGATCGTCTTGTACAATGAACCAATCAGTAATCGACCTGCCATCTTGAAGTGAGCATAGTCTGCCATCTCCACACACGCATCGATCATGGACTGATGTAGTTCTTTGGTGGTACAATAATCAGCACACTTTCGATAGGCTTTGAACGCAATATCTGACCATGTAACGCCTTGGGTGGCTGCCCATTCCGCCCACTTGTTCAGTTTGTCAGCATCAAAATCTTGTAAGGTTCCGTCGGCTTTGTAAATTTTTGTTATCATTCGTTTCTCGTCATATTGAGGTTGGGCTTCTATTTACCCAACCTTTAAAGTAGTGCGCAGGATATATCTTTACTCGAACTGTTCGTTCTCGGTCTCTTTACCAGAGTAGGTACCTTCTTTGTACCCACCGTTCACTCGGTCCATATTGATCTTGGTCTTGATCTTCAGGTAGCGCAGGAACTCTTCTTTGTCCATCCGGAACTCCTTGGTAATACAATCTACGAAGTCAATGAAGTTCAACATCGATAGAGGAAATGAATTGTTCCACGATACAAAGTTGGTTGTAGTCTTTGTCACTCTGGACAGGAAGTCCATCTCTTCACTGATCAATGGGCGATCGTATTGAATCCCAATGTCATACCCTTGTTGATCACTCTCAGCACGTAGTAACAACAGACTCAGTCCGAAGTGAACACAGTCGATGAACTCCACCTTCGCATTCAGCACATTGTCGTCAGAGTCTTTCCATACTTTCCATATAGACCGACATTCATTCATGAACTCCGCATACTCCACCAAGAACGCGGTAGTCACCAGAGGATCATCCCAACGAGAGACGGTGAAGGCGGAGTTCAATTCCGCCTGTTTGACCATCAGTTCATACACTTCATCTTTGTTCAATCGCATACAACATCTTCCATCACAAATTGTTCGAACCGGAGCTTACTATCTTCATCTTTGTTGTTGACGAACTCGTAGTTCGGAACAATCTGTTCAATGAAGTCCTCCAGCGAATCTTCCACAATACCTTCTCGGGAACACCCATCAATGATCTTGATGATTGGGTATCCCATCTTCTGAACCCACTCATACTCTTCCGGTTTTCTGAGATCGGTGATGATGAAGTTCAAATCGCCGAGATCTTGACTCGTCCACTTGTTCAGTTCGGTTTCTAATGAGCGCACCAAGATGGTTCGATCAATTTCCGTCAGAACATTGAGGGACAACCAGATATCTCGTGGTGAAAGAGTCTCGTTGTTGAAGATCTTCTGATCTTTGACTTCCTGTGGGTAATCCAATTCCAACCAAGGAAATAAGTCAGAACAGATCCGTTTGAGTTGATCGCTGAACGAGATCCGAATGAACTCATGTTTGAACAGAGTGGAGGCGAGGGTATCCTTCCCCGCCTTCTTACGACCAGTAAGGACTACTATCATACTGGTCGTCCTGTAATCACTTCAAACTTACGGAACGGACTCTGAATGATCGCTTCTTTCAAGTCTTCCTGATAATGTCTGATGTCCAGAACCAATCCCTGCGCACCGTTCTTGGTGGCGAAGTAATACTTCATCAGTTCCACATAGTCGCCTTGGTTGCCGTCACGATAGTAACCCAGTCCGTCTGATGAAATGTCATCTGGGTGAGTGATGTGAACCACATTCTGAATGAACTCGGACATTTCTTCACGACAAGTGTTGATGTCGATCACACCCAACCGTTTCGGACAATGTTCACGCAATACTTTGTAATCTGGATCTGTGATAGAATTCGCAACGACAGATTCCAACTGACCACGAGTGAAGTCGTAGCAATGGAAATTGTTACTAGAAACAGTTAAGGTTCCCAGCAACAGTTCCGGATGGATTTGACGAACTTGATCATAGATCATTTCTTGGATGACACTGAACTCGGTGATGTTGATACCCATACCGAACACGCAATCATTGGAGCGGTTGATCACACGACAATTGAATCTGTCGTCTGGAGTCACGTAAAAGATCAGCATCATATTACAAGAAAGATCCTTAGTGTCTTCCTGACCATAGACTTCTTTCAGTTGAGTAAACGTGTCTCGACTTGGGTCATGTATGGAAACCACCGCACGACGGGTCATCTTACCGTCTTTCTCGAAGAACTTGATCACATCGTTCAGTTGATTATATCGAACCAAACGAGGACCATAACCAGCACGCCATGTCTGACCATCATCAGAATATTCTGGAGCACGAGGTAGGAAGGTTTCTAAGTATCCACGTACATTATCTGACGCAGCCTGAATCCAAATGGTCTCACCAATTAACTGGAAGACATTGGACTTACGACCATTCAGACAAAGATGACGCTGACGTGGGTCCAACAAACGATAGGAGAAATCGTACAAACTAGAACAGTCACCATTCCGAGATGGAATCTTAACCGCTTGGTCTAGGATTTCTTTGTAAGCATTAACGGTAACTTCATTGATCGTGCGGCCAGCGACTGACCGCCCAACATAACTTGGGAGTTCATACATACGAGGGAATTACCTGTAAAGAAGGGGAATGAAACGAGGAGTTACAGATTAACGTAACTGGAGTCTAGTATACGGGATGAACGATGAAAAGTAAAGAACTATTTGATCGGGAGTTAACCGAAGCATGCGGAACGCTGCACGATTGAGTAATTCGAGGAGACACTCATATTGATCAATGAGTAGGAATCGTGCAGCGTTCTTGCTGTTAAGTATAATCGGGTAATATGGTGGATAGATTTGTAACTTACTAGAAAAAGTCTTCCAGTGATGAAGTTTCGGCGACAGGTTGGGATTCCGGAACAAACTTCTGACCACGAGGTAAACCAAGATGATCCACAAAGAAGTACTCATCAGTATCGATATCTAAACGAACACAACGTTCCGTAGCAGTGGACAGACCAACGTTGGTCACACAACCTTTCTTGATTCGACCTTCATTATCTTTCCATCCAGCACAACCCTTCGCCCACTCCATGGTTTTAACGATATCTTTGCCCTCGTTACGCATGTTCACTCGAGCCAGGAAGTCTTCAACCTTGTCGTAGTAAAAGAAGAAATATTCCACCTCATCATAACCATGGTCTTTCCATACAGAGATGTTACCAGCCTTCGCAACCATGTTGAAGTATCCTTCCATGATCACTGTGTGAATGCGCTCATCCTTTGCTAATTCTTCAAAGAAGGCTAATCGAGTGTCCCAGTTGGTGTGCGGGAACGAGTCCATAGAGTTCCATTTACCAGACTTGGTTCGTTTACCAATGACACAATAACCAGAGTCGTAAATTCGACCAAACTCCTTACCTTCAATTAGAAGTGGAGTGTATATTTCACCAAGACTGTCTATGATGCGAGTGACTCGTGTAGATTTACCTGTTGCGTTTGAACCAATGATGGAAATGAGTTTCATTGAGGATCCTTGTATTTTGTTTCAATATCGATGTAGCACTGTAGCATCTCTTCGTAGGAATTGGTGTGAATGTGCTCCACAACCCAACCCTGAGTTTCATAACGAGCCGATACACCCGAAATGTATCTGAACTTACTCAACACACTAGAGTATTCTTTTTCTTTTCCAGAGCGAAGTTTCAATCGGTCCAGACAGGTTTCATATGTAGTAGACATGAACCCATGTATCGTCTTTTTGGAGGGAAACGATTCCATCATACATATGGCTGGTTTATCGTATGTTGACAACATTGCGCCGGTCATCAATACGGAGTAGTCTGGTACAGTTTCTGAAATGAACTGGAACAGAGCAGGCAACTCTTCTGTAGGATGACGTATCGTGTCCCCACCACCGTTTTTAGTAGTCGGAGAGTATTTACCAACAGCCACGATGTTGTATGATGGAAAAATTGTTGCAAGTATGTAGTTACCCGAAGCAATGTACTGTAAATTAGGTTCATACGACATGATGGTGTTGATTAGCCCATCCTTACCAGAACCGTTACAACCTTTGATGGAATATGCTGTGTTACCAGAGAACCTGAGACGAAGACCATAACGAGCTTCGAAATCAGAAACTCCAGGAAGGTCGTCAAATGGTCCATACGCATCATATATGCGAAATGAATAAGACATGAATTGATTCCAAAGAAGGGAAGTCGAAACTTCCCATGATGACTCTCTAGATGAAGTCTTCTAGAGAGGACTGGATGATTGAAGACGGCTCAACGAAGTAATTTACCCACAACGGATCTTTACTTGGAACCCATCCAGATTCTGCACGTTTCTTTATGTTAAGCACAACATTGAATCCTTTAGAATGACCCAAGTAATGTTTACTGATTGATGTAGACCCGCGTTGGTCACTAATAATATCTTCAGCATTCATCCACAAAAGTAAGTATTCATGACCGTCTTTTAGTCTAGTCCATGGCGGATTATCTTTGTGATATGCTTTAATTCCTGCTCTCGAATTGGCCTCCCTTCGAGCGTTTGCTTCTTCGGACAGCGAGTTGGTAACATCCTTACCATAGTTAGGATTTCTTTCTCCTAGTTTTGCGATCCTACTCTTTTCTATAACTTCTGGACGGTTCATTATTTCCACACGAATCATTCTTCTACGTTCCCGTTCTTCTTGAGATAAATTTGCATAAAATCGTTTGAGTGTAATGGACTTCTTAACACCACATTCCTTTGGATAGGTTTTTCCAAAATTCGGACTTAATTCACCAAACAACCCCCATCTAGGATGATTTTCCTTTTTATAATTCAATTTGTGGTTTATGCGCTGATCTTCGGACCAAGTGGTTCCATACGCTGGATGTAATTCTCCAAATAGTCCGAAATTTGGATTTCGTTCACCAGACATTCTCTCAGAATGTACTCTTCCGTAATCTTCCATCAACACAGAATAGGTTCTAGATTTTCTAAATTTTCCTCCGTGGAGATCACTCATCAATCTAAATGCGTATGTCATTTTTCCGCGACACAACTTCCACAACATCCAGTGAGCAATAAAATGTTCTCTATATGTTAAACCAACATAATTTTCTTTGTTTGCGCCGAAATTCGGATACAGTGATTTAGGTAATATGTGGTGTTTGTGGTTTACATTTGACTGAGTTCTACTGAATATGAATTTAACGTATCGATCAAACATAATAGGTCGTTCTTTTCGATAACGTTGAAGGTTAGATTCTACAAATTCTTTTGAAAACATAAAGCGAGATTCCTAAATGGCCCGATGACCATGTATTTAGGAATCTCGCAAAGAACAGCTTTAAATACTCACAAGTTTACAGAAAATCAGACAAATCTCCATCATTTGAAATTTCGAATGGTTTATACTTCACCTTGGGTCTACCAGTACCATTTACGGTGCGGACATATTTTCCAAGTTCACAGAACAAATTTTGTGCAGCAATAATCGAGATGAATCGATCACCTTCCGGCTTATCCGAAAACAGTTCATTCAGATCCCAATCTAACCCACGAGACTTCCATTCATCAACCAAGTTGTCTCGTAACCAAAACAACATCTCGGCGTAGGATAATCCATCGAAGTCGTCAACCAACAACTGAAGACCCCGTTCGGCACCAGGACCAGCCACAACGAATTCATTCTCGCTGAACGGAAACTCTGGAATGTAAGTGAAGTCTACAAACAACTGATACCCTAAGAACTTACCATACCCTTTGATAGACTGCATCAGATCGAACACTTCTTTTTGATTAGAGCACGACATGATCCGTTCGAACAACTTCTCTTTCTTCATCTGAGCAACACGTTTGATGATTCGAATTGGAATGTTCTGATCGGTCACCACAATGGTTCGAAACTCTGGATGCGCTTTCCCAACACGTTCTGTCAAATATCCTGGGATGTAGAAAACATCAGGAAATTCTCCTGTCAACATTTGAGCACCGTCATACGCTGGAAGATCATTCATGTCAACTTCGGACAATTCTTCCTCGTTCAAACGAGTCATGATGTAATTGGAACCTGCGGCACGTTTCATACCACCCATATTGTAGGCGTTGGTGAACCAAACATAAGACGGATCACGCTTCATCTCATCGTCAATCAGCTTACTGTAATAGTTGATATCAGGGGGAACTGACCAGTCACGCACACCACCCAGTCGAACAATGGTTTCCCATTTGTTGTACATTCGCATGAACAGGGTATTGTAAATCTTGTTCTCCAGACTCATCTCACTTTCTGAAATGTTCTTGATCAGATATTGTGACTCACGGTCATCTTCTCTGCGAACATTAGTGAAGCGATATTCATTAAGAATGGGGTCATCAGTCCAAGGACGAGGTAAACCTGCGTCTTTCTTTTTCTTGATGGAATGACGCTCGAAGATAAAGTGGTTGTGATATCTTAGCACTTCTTCATTGAGTACTGGTTTGGCGTTACGGATCTTCTCTCGATCAACACCACAATATGGAACATCAGCTGGTTTGGTTTTCATTCATCGTCTCTTACTGTTTCAGATGGAAAAATTTAGCGTTCGAGCTTTCGGGCGAGAACTCTAAGATAGATCGGATACTCATCTTGAGCAGTAGTACCTCGGAGTTGTGCTTCCAACCAGTAGTGATGTCCATTGATTGAACAGTCAAGCACAATCTTACTATACTTTCTAACCCCATGTAAAGCATAAACTACATCTTTCACAAAGTTTACCTTGATACTTGGTGGTTCAATGAAGTTCTCAACGATTGGTTGATCGATTCCACCGACCACATAGATGTATCCACAACCCATGATGTCCGTAACCAGTTGTTCCCAATTTCGTCTAGTCGTTTCCATTGTATTCTGGAAATGATCATAAGAAACCAACTTATATGGGTCACAGAACTTCGACGGACAGAATCCGAGGTACTTCAGAAAATGGTTGCGTTCTTCAATGTCCTGGTGTGGTGTATCTAGATGAAGATATTTTCTTAGTGAAGCATTAAGTAAGTAGTAGGAACTGGACCATTTCAGAGATAGGTATGCCGTTCTAAGTGAGTATTGTATCGTTATGTCAGTCACTATACTTCCAATGTTCATAGAATCAAAGATAATTCTTGATCCATCAAATGTCATGTTGCGTTTCTGGTTCTTTGAACCATCTACTCGTACAGAAACTTCGTTCGGGTTCATTCGATAGTCATTGTGAAGTATAGAACGAATCTTTTCAGAGATGACCACAAACTTACTTGGGTTCAGAATGTCTACAGCAAGATCATCTTCAAACTGTTTACCTTTGACACCACCACCTGCTTTGTTGGTTCTAGATCCCTCTCCGGAGGAAATCTTCATGAGTGGTTTACCATCTTTCGATATACTCAAACCCAATGTGGTTCGTCTGAGTGGTAAGTTCCATTTCGACAAATGATTCGAAAGAATGTCTAGTGAGTATGATCTTCTAAGTTTGAAGTCTGGTGAGTCACATCGACATGTAATTGGTTCTACTTGTTCATACGATGATCCATACACTACTTCGAATGATTGTCGAATGTCTTGAAGAATGGATTTGATAATTGGTTGAAATGTTAATGATTCAATGTCATTAGAATTTCTGAGGATACAGGAATATCCTCCACGAGGAGTGGTTTGATTGGTTGTCATAGAATGAGGATGTCTGAATGGTTCGAGTTGTGTATCTAGAAGGTATAGCAAGACGATAGAACGAATGCTATGATGACGAGTAAGTAATTACAGAGGATGTTGTTGAAATCGTTTGTGGTCGTGCTTGTTAAGCAATAGATTGTGTATCAGTTTGAGTATTACAAGATGTGTAACAGAAAGGATTGTCTATGATGTAGCAGCAATTGAAGTATCATTGAACTTGTTGTATAAGTAAAGAACTTTCTTCATTTGTTCAACAAGTTCAGATAGAGTGAGAAGCGAATGCTTCGAATAATTTGAGAGCGTAGCGAGCAAACATAAGTCCAATACAGAATGTCTACACATATTCATATCTACTGAAAGACATATGATCAAGGGATCAGAAGATAAAAGCCCTCGCTACGCGAAATCCCCAAGTCCTTAGAGTGAGATCGGAGATCGAATAGCCTTCGAATGATGCGACTGATAAATCGCCCTTCGGTCGATTGGTCGCTTCGCTCCCCGCGCGATTTCTTTTGATGTTTATGAACTGAATGAAACAACGAATCAGTCACAGATACAACTTCAGCAAACCAACTGAAGTCCCGATTCGACGGTAACTTATCACACAATCTACGAAGTAATGAAACTTCACCAAGGAGTGGTCAGGCTGTCGCCTTGGATTTCGATTGACCTTCAACTGACGCAAGAATCATTCCACTGTGATAAGATATGGAAGATTCTTTGATGGATAGGAATTTTCAACTAGAGCCATCTCATGATGGTCATCAAGTAGTTCTTCAGAATGAACTGGTCTTGAATTGCATCTTTTGTAACAAGGAGTTTTACATCAACAGGGTGGAGATTCTGAATGAAGATGGTAAGATTGACCGTCTCTAATGAAAGGCGCGGATTACTTACTATCAAATTGTAGTTAGATTTTAGATCAGAGGTGTAACAGAAGAAACTAATGATACATCAATTTCGTTGGTTTGTAAAGAGGTTTTCGCAAGAAATTTCAAATTTCTAGAAGAAAGGTTGCAAGCCACTTTCTTGCAATGATGATATCTGAACCTTACGTTCTGTCCTCATCTGGAGCAGCGTGGATCCCGTTTGATAATTTAGCCAGCAGAGGGACTCTTATCAGCTGGTTGTTGATAGATGAACCACAACTCAATCATTATGGCCCATCTTTCACGAAAAGTAAAGAAGTTTCTTCAGTCTTTCTTGCCGCCACGGATGATCTTGTACTTGCCACCCACAGCATCGACCTTGTTACCACGGTCAACATATGACTGAGCAGCTGCTAGATTACTGAACGACTTCTCGGATACGTACTTACCATTCTTGTCATAGTAAGCGACAACCACTTCGTCTTCTGCTTCAGTAACGAACTCTTTGAATGTTTTCATTTTGATGGAACCTTCCAGGATTTGATTGTAACATTAATATAATCGACAAGCGTCTGAGAGTAAACCTGACACGATGTTAATTTTTCAGTAATTCGGTCTGCTCTTGTTGCGTAGCTCCAAAGTCTTTCAGTAGCGTCTCTCGAAAGTTGGCCTGCTCCGGTTCCATTATTGATGGTGGTGCTGCTGGAATTTCCAGATCCACTGCTGGCGGTGCTACTTGTTGATGAGTCGCGCAGCCGGAAGCCGTTAGCAACAAGCTGAGAATACTTCCCATTAGCCACATCGAGTTCTTTTTGCTTTGTAACATACTTCGCCTCGGCTTCGGTTGATAGTTGAACAAGACCACGTTCCAGATTGGTTACTTTGGTTTTCTGTTCATTGATCGCAGTCAATGAAGCTTCATTCAGACGAGATAGTTCCAAATTGTGTTTGGCGTTCAATACATCTTGAGTAAAGTACCACCCACCCAATGAACCAACGAGCAACGCGATGGCTGGAACTGTAAGATTCGGAAATATCATGTCATTTCCCTCAGTTGTCTAATAACATCTTGATCAAACTTAACCTGATGTCTAGATAGTTGTTCCTCAGTCATATAACCAAGGAACACCAACATAGGGTACAGGATTCCCAGCCCATCACCCTTCACTTTACTTAACAACATTTCTGTCGTTGGTTGAACGCCAAACGAGTTGGACAGCATGACGATCTGGTTTAACATGAGCCGGATACTAGACAGATTACCCTTGGTCCGTCGATTGATACAACGAGCCACAGTTGATACGGTGTTCAAGTCATTCATGAACTCCTCTGTTCTAGCACCCTTGTTCAAGTAATGCTTAGCAGCGAATACCAGAATCGATTCATACTGTTCTAACAATTAGAAATCCATTTCGTTGGAGTTATCGGTTGAACCAGTGTCGTCTTCTTCGGAGTCATCCTTTTCGATATCAGACTCAGATAGAATACAAGCAATGATCTGTTCACCATCATCGAACCAAGTAACATT